GGCAACACCCTTGTCGATGGCAATGTGGTCTATCGTGAAGGTCCTGTACTGACCGCTATGAAGCGTGGTGCAGTGCTGATACTTGATGAGTTAGACCGTGGCTCTAACAAACTGATGTGCTTGCAGGCTATTCTAGAGGGCAAGCCCTACTTCAATAAGAAGACAGGTGAGGTGGTTACTCCTGCTCCCGGCTTTAACATCATTGCAACAGCTAACACTAAAGGACGCGGCTCGGATGACGGCAAGTTTATGTCGGCTCAGATCCTAGATGAGGCGTTCCTTGAGCGATTTGCAATCACGGTTGAGCAGGAGTACCCCTCTGCGGTCAATGAGAAGAAAATCATTCTCGGCAAGATGGGTAAGGTCAACAAGATTGATGAGGACTTTGCTGATAAGCTGGTCACTTGGGCTGAAATCATTCGCAAGACCTTCAAGGAAGGTGCGATTGATGAATTGGTTTCTACTCGCCGACTGGAGCACATTGTCAATGCGTATGCTATGTTTGATGACCGCATGAAGTCAATTGAGCTTTGCGTCAACCGCTTCGATGAGGACACTAAGTCTGCATTCACTGAGTTGTACACTAAGGTTGATGCTGGTGCGACTCTGGAGTCGCTTGAGGATTCAGGGGTAGACATCGAAGCTGATGAGGTATCATTCTAATGAATAAGATCGATTACAAATTCAATGAAGATACACTCATTGCAGAGTTTAAGACATATGTAGATGCCACTTACTCTGGTCATTATGGTGCTAATAAGGATAATCTTCAGTCAATGGAGATTATCTCAGCCCGAGGTCGAGGCGTAGACTTCACTTCAGGCAATATAGATAAGTACAATGACCGGTATGGTAAGAAAGGTTCTGTAGCAGATTGGCGTAAGGATATTGTTAAAATTATTCATTATGGGTTTTTACTTCTCAATGAGCATGACAAAAAATATCCTGGGGGCTAACCGTACAAGGGTGGCGGCGAGTGATTCCTAACTATACTTCTCTCCTCGTTATTCGCCGTCACCCTTCCTTTTTCGTATAAATAATATATACAAATTTTTTTATTAGGAGAAAAAAATGGCTAAGATTGTTGAATTTTCACTTACTCGGGATAGCATATCAGACGCATGGCCGTTTGCGAATACTGACTCAACTGCAAATGAGGCTATTCTGGCAATAGTTTCTGAGTACAATGGAACTATTGCTGTGGATATATCTGAAGATGGTTTGATGAAAACTATTATCATGATGTTCCCAGATGACGCAGATTTCTTTGTGTTAAAAGATCGGTTTGAGACTGTGCATGACACCTCCCCCGAACAGAAAGAGTATATTGCTCAAATGAGAGCCGAAGGTAAATATGTGTTGTCCGTTGTTGCTGATTAGTGCTTGACAAACATGTTGAATTGTATTATTATTGTGTTTTAATTTCGTGAAGGAAAATATATTATGAAAATCTCTAAAGCTACTTTAGATGTTCTGAAAAATTATGCTAGTATCAACACAAACATTTTGGTGCGTGAAGGTAACACCCTAGCAACAATCAGTACAGGAAAAAACATCTTCTCCCGAACAACGGTCGCTGAGACTTTTGATCGGGAGTTTGCTATCTATGATCTAAACAGTTTGCTTGCTCTACTTACTCTCATGGAAGATACTGAGGTTGAGTTTGGCGAAGGCAGTATCACTATCAGCAAGGATCGGAGTCAGTTTGAATACTATTATGCTGACCCTAGCATCGTGGTAGCCGCTCCTGACAAAACAATTGAAGTAGATAATCACTACAATTTCAATCTGTCTTCTCAGGATGTTCAGATGGTCATGAAAGCGGCGGCTATTGTTTCCGCTCCTATGCTGAGTGTTGTATCTAAGGGTGGTCAAGTTACTCTATCTGTAGGCGACCCCTCTACCCCTCGAAGCAATACATTCCGTAATGTGATTGGAGACTGCGATAAAGAATTTGATTGCCGACTTGCAATTGAAAACTTCAAGATCATTCCAGGTGACTATGAAGTTACTTTATCTCAGAAAAAATTCATGTATCTGAAAAACAAAAATACTGACATTCAGTATTGGCTCGCCCTCGAACCTAGCTCAGTTATTTAAGGAGATTTCGATGGCAAATTTTACTTACCGAGTACCGAATATCATTTTTAAAACTCGGGTGCGTGATGAAACTATCAGTGAAGGAAATCCCTTTCGATGGGATCATGTAACAAGCCAAGAACTATTTGGCGAGAAGCGAGTAATCCTATTCGCACTTCCTGGAGCATTCACTCCTACATGTTCTACATTCCAGTTGCCTGATTTTGAGAAAATGTTTTCAGAGTTTCAGGAACAAGGCATCGATGAAATCTATTGCATGTCAGTGAACGATGCATTCGTGATGAATGCTTGGGCTAAGTCTCAGGGGTTGCGGAATGTAAAGGTGATTCCTGATGGTTCTGCTATCTTCACTACTTACATGCACATGGATGTGAAGAAAGATAATCTAGGATTTGGTATTCGCTCTTGGCGTTATGCTTTGGTTCTAGATAACATGCAAGTTGAAAAGGCTTTTGTAGAGCCGGGCTACGGGGACAATGTTGATGATGATCCTTACGGCGTTTCTTCACCACAGAATATCATGAAGTATTTGAAAGGTGAGGCTTTTGATGCAGGCACCACAAAGGGTAGACAACTTACCCTAAACTTGACTGATGGCATTGACTCCAAAGCAACAATGAGTTAAACTAGTACTTTATATTATGAGAGGTGAACACATGTCAGATGAATTTTTGTGGGTCGAGAAGTATCGACCTCGTACACTTGATGAGTGTATCCTGCCTGATGCACAGAAGGATGTGTTCAAGCAGTTTATCGAGGCTGGAGAAATTCCTAACATGCTTCTCTGCGGGAC